CATTTATTTCTCCTAATAGATCGATAAGCTCGATCGTTTTATTTATTATGGGTGGATTTGTGGTCCACCCACCAAATATACAAAATTAACCGCTGATTTCGTCGAATGAAATGCCAGTACGGCCTGCAACAAACGAGAGCTCGATGAAGTTTACCGAACGCGGAGGTTTCACGAATATTGAAGCAACGAACCGGTTCTGATCGATTACTTCGCCCGTGTTATTAGTTTCATCACATACTACTCGGAAGTCTATAATACCCCGACGACCTTGAACGTCCCGAAGGAATGGCTCTACCATTGAACGGAACTGAGCGCGTGTAAACGCGTCGTTGAATTCAAATAGTTGATATTGAGCTGCGGTTGCAATGGCCTTCTCAAGGGCAATGAATAGCCGGCGAACATTAATCCGATCAAATGCGCTTGGCTTAGCAAGTAGAGTCTTATCACCAAAGAGAACAACACCCTGACCACGAAGTGAACCGACTGGGTTAACACCAGCCTTATAGAGCTCATCGCGTTGAGCCTGATTTGGATTAAATGCAAGCTTAACAACGTTCTTGACCTGACCACGATTTAGACCACCGGGTGACCACCAGCTATCATTGGTATAATCCGTTCTAGCGCATAGACCGGCGATATCACCATTTAGTGGAACCCAGCGATACTTGTCGTTATAGCGATCATACTGGTACTTATAACCAGAATCCATAACAGCATAAGACGAGTTCACATTGAATGTTGTGTCAGTGCGGAATTTAACGATCTTTTCAACAGAGTCTGATCCAGTAATAACTTCGTTTGTGGTGATGTCGCGCGGTGAAACAAACACGACGCAATCTTTACGTGTTTCCGCAACGTTATCAACAATCCATTTAGCGACAGCGCCTGATACAGCACCAGCTGGGATTAGCGACACATCAAGCTCTTCGGCATTCTGGAAAATTGCATAACCGTCTTGATAATCGCCGCCATCAGCATCAAAGTCATCAACACCACCAGAAAGAACACTAGCTGAAGCCGCACCAAGAACAGTAAAATCTTTACCAGTTGCATCAGTGCCCCAGTTAGTCATCGCGACTGGATAATCCATCCACCAAACATACTTTGATTGAGTATTGATAACATCCTTGTAGAAATTAGTACCCCCGTCAGACTTACGAGCGTTCAGGGCTTTTGAGACATATGAGAATTTCTCAAGAACAGCACCCGTTACACCGGTCCACAGACCAAGTGTGTCGATAACAACAATATGAAGTTCATCATTTGCGCCACCAACATTTGCAGCAAAGCCAGAGGTGCTTGGGGCAGAATCAAATAGAGCGGCTAGATTTAAAGTAACTTCATTCGATTCGCCGGTGTTGATTGTGGTAGTCCAACCAGTAAATGTCGCTGAGTCAGCCATAAACACACCAATTGAATTACCTAGCTTACCTGGATACTTAGCAGCAAATAAGCCGACATTTCCTGTACCGTCTGCATATGTTGAGAGGTAATCTTGTTCGTTATTAATTACAATGGTATTGCCGGCAGAAGCTGGAGTTTCTACCGCATTTCTAGCGCCGGCTGTTGCAACACGAACAGTCTGGAGGCGATTTGAGTAAGCAAGAAAGTTTGCGGCTGTAAACCAAGATGCAGCGTTACCATCGACTGGTTTACCAAACCGTGTGGCTAGTTCATTTTCTGATGTGATAAGCACTGGATCTAGAACTGGGCCCCAAGCAAATGGGCCAGCAAACGCGCCAGCCGAAGTTGATACAGCTGGGACTACATTAGTTAGATCTTTTTCAACAATGCTTACACCTGGTGAGAGAGTAAATGCCATTATTTCATTCCTTATGGTTAAATTGAATTCTTATGTCAAACAACTGACCGACATAGAATTATTTATAATTATGATTTTCCATAAAATATAGAAAATCTAGACGCTTCAACGATACAGCATCGAGAACATATAGTAATCAATGTCTTACATATCTCCACGTCTGTACTCGGGTTAATTCCTCCGGGGTTTAACGTATCCAAATGTTCATAGTCAATGGTTTTCTAGCTTGGTTATCGCTAGAACAACTATAAAATATTATTGGAATTGTTATTAGTATTTATCGCTTTCAAAATTTAGATATAATACAAATGATGATTTCACCAGTTCAGTAGCTCAATCTGATCATCGGTCAAGAAATATGGATCAGACTTATCCGGCAATCGTTTATTATCTTCCGCAATCTTTGCTTGAGTATTATTTATACCGTTATCATAAAAGCCATACGGCGTCATAGTTGAGTCAATATAAGCACTCTTTTTGTCGGCCAAGGCTTTGCGCAGATTGTTATTAGTGGTCTCTTGAAAGATGTCTTGCTTTGTCAGCCAAGCGAATAACCATAGTGTCGTACAAAGGTCGTCATTGATACTAGTGTCGTCCGCTGCATAAGAAGTGCGCTTGAGAACAAAAACACCGAGTTCTTCAATAATTTTATGTGAGTTGACAATGAGCTGATCTTTTTCGATAAGCTCTTTCAATACAGAACAACCAACAGACTTAACCTTTTTCGTTGTTCTGACACCAGGATAACCCCGCGCCTCAGTCAATCGATCTTTATCCGTGAAATACAAATTTTCATACTCATACTCATACCAGATGGTATTAGAAACCTCTTCACCAAGATCATTGACCTCAATTAGAACAAAGGCATTATTATATTGCCTTGCTGTGTTGTAGACAAGATGTGGATATTCGAGTGTCGAAATAGTGTTATCTTTAAATGTCGCCACGACCTTGTAGGGCATCTCAGTGACATCAAAAACAGTAAAGGCTGAGTAGTCTAAATGACGACCTCGAGAAACGTCTACGGTCATCACGTATGAGTGATCTTTTTCCGGTGGTGCAAATACTTCTAGTTGATCTGTTTCATGAATGGGCTGACTGATCGGTAAATTAGCAAGTTTAGTACCATCTACTAGAGTATATGATGAACCCTGGAATTCAACTTCTACTTCTTGCCGATATCTAACATCTCCTAACTTTTTGCGCTGCTCCTCGGCCCATTCGGGTGTTCTAAGCGGATGATCTTGCCAAGATGCTTTAATTGGAATAAACCCATTTGTTCCAGATTCAGCCTCAACCCACATCTTGTGATAATGATTAAGACCTTTAGGTGTACTAACGATTGCTAATTTGGAAGTTTCTGATGAAGACAGAGTTGGGAAAACTGATGCAATAAATTCATCTGCCAAGTTTGGACCAAGGTGGGCGAACTCGTCACAATTATGAGATACTATATCATTCGTATAATATCTAGACCCCTTTTCAACACCAATAAGGTCATACAATTTAGTATGACCTTCAATTAGTGTTATACTAATAACAGAACATAATCCATGTATAGTTTTACATTTATCGGTTGGTTTCAACTTACGAGCTTCCACCCAACCCCTAGGTGTCATTATTCTATGAGACAAAGAACATCTTAGTTCATTTGCTTCAGTTTTGACTAAAAGTTTATGCTCAGACGTTGTAATCTTTAGACCTTCAAAATCGGACCAACCATAATCGGTTAAAACCTGCCAATCATTCATATCATCATAGGTTTCTAAAGCTTCTATTGGTATTTGTCTAATTTCCCCCGTCTTTTTATTTCTAATGGTGATTTCAGTAGATCCATCTACACACATAAGCAGGTTTACCGATAGCCCGCGGACAGCACTTGGCGAGGTTGCGGCGGCGATACATTTAGAACCATTTTCTAATACTAGAGATTTCTTATTCCATTCCATCACACCCTGTTGAAGCCATTTTGGTAAATTTTCAATGATGAATTGGACTCGCCCAAAGATCTCAATAGCAATAGCTTGTTTATTAGCTAAGATTACGGCTGTTTTATTATCATTAAACAAAATATACCACGCGATATAAGCACCAACAGAGGTCGATTTTCCAAACTGTCTCGGCCATAATCCAATCACGTTTCTGTTTTCATGAATGGCTAGAATAAGATCTTTCTGATAATCAAACATCTTAAAGGGGACTACGCCATGATCCAAAGATACAATCTTTGCGTAATTTTCAATGAAGTACAAGGGATCTTCAGCACACTTCATGTACTCAGAGACCTGATGCTCGGTAAATGGTATCTTTACCCCAGCGGCTTTTAGATGCTTATTGTTATTGTAGACCGAAATATCCATTGGCATTATTTTTAACTATTTGACAAATTTGATTGTACAAGGTTTACAACTGATGTTATAATGGTTCTCTGTATGACAAATCCATAAAAGAATCTAGTAACTACCTAGAAACTATCTAGGAATAATCTAGATTAGATCCATTAAAAGGTTCTTAGAATACCAGAACAAGAAAAGAACCAAACCTAAACATGAAGATCTAATCTGGATCTAGATCTGGTTAAGTCTAACAACAAGAATGAATCCTTAACCAGATCATCTCTAGTCAAGAAAATCTCCAGACATAGTATCTATCATCCAAGATTAAAGAATGTCCCAGACGTCCTCTGGTGAG